TGGTTGCCCATGAGGGCATTTCGCCGCCCGTCGCCGCTGCGAGCAGTTCCATTGCCTGCGCCAGTGTGGGATCGTTCGGATTGTCGGCGCGGATTTTTGTCGCCAGAAGCTGCACGGCACTGACCGCGTAAACGAGCTTCAGTTCGGCTGCATGGGCGGCTGTGGAAGCAATTTCGACCTTGGCTTCGAGGCTGGTAATCCGCGTCCGCATATCGTCCAGATCACCCCTTCGTTGTCCGATCGTCAGTTCCTTGACGCGGGGCCAATTCTTGATCGCGGTGACAAGCGCGCCACCAACAAGAAGGTTGAGTAGCCCGACGAGCGCGCCGGTCCATGTCAGAGCGGTCATGGTGCCACCACCGTGACGATGGTCACCCGCGTTTTGGCGATCCGCCCGCCTATCGGGTTCGTTTCCTTGACCCGCACCCCGTAGAACCGGCCCGTTACCGTGGGATAGGGTGCGATAGCGATGTCAGCCCCGCCCCGCCCGTTGCGGATGATCTGGGGCAAGCCAACGTCATCCCCGTCTTCCGTATATTGCAACTCAAGCGTCTTCGCGTTGGTCCATGTGCCCAGGTTCGCCGTGACGTTCCCGCCTGCGAACGATACGGTCGGGAGTACGGTGTTGACCGGCTTGCCCGCTGGTGGTGCGGGGCGAACACCCGGCGTGTAGGAAACGTCGGTACCGAGCGTTGCAATCGGGAAGGATGCCCTTGTGCTGCTCCCGTTAGACAGCGTGGCGGGCAACTCGCTGCTATCGATGTCATCAACGGTCGCAATGACGGTGTTGCGCGCCCGGTCATAGGCCATCGCGACTTTCTGCCCCGGCGACACGCTCATATCGAGGATGCCGCTAGGGATTGGCCCGCGCTGAACAAGCTTACCGTCAGTGATCTGCACCGCGACGGATTGAGCCATCAAACGCGGGTCTTCCCCTCCACTGGTGGGCTGAAAGCCAATCGCGCTATCCGAGCCCGCACGGTACGTCACCGCCGCCCACGGATCGTCCGCAGCCAAGATGAGGTTGCCCGCACCAATGCCAGCGTCATAAACACCGGGCGTACCGCCAGTCTTGTTCACGAGGTTTTCAACCCGCGTGACATTGATTTCCGAACCGGAGGACGACGTAAATGTCGAACGCGTAGTCACCGGAACGCCAGCCAGCAGATAATCATAATTATTGCCGACAACGACAGCAGGGCCATTGGTGATGTCGACCATGAACACTTCGTAACCTGCGGCAGGAAAGGGCGCGGAGCCTTTGCTGACCACCTCCTTTGCGCCTGCGCCGGGATCGCCCGTATTCAACTCACGCTTGAGGACGTTGAATGCGGACAGGTCGAAATTGCGTTCCTTGATGCCCGCTGCCCACGAATTTCCGGTCATTTCCTCGATGACGATCGGAGGGCCGTCGTCGCGGAACCCGGTGATGATCGTCGGCCAATTGCCGTTGCCCAGCATATTGCCGGTGATCTTGCCGATCGACAGCGGCTGTGTTGGCACACCGGGCGCCAACGTGCCGAGCTGGTATGCGGCAATCAGCGGTGCGTTGGTGTCAGTCGTCAGGTTGAACCGGCACCCGCTAACCTCTTCCAGCGAAGACGGGATGCGCGACTGGTTGTCGTATGCGCCGTTTACCCCCGGCGTTTCTCCCTCATAAGCCTCGCCAGTTCCTGAATTAACTGGGATGCCGTTGGCGACAGGATCGGCGCTCGATGAACCCGACTGCATGAGGATTGCAGCCGTCTGGTATTCGCCGAAAATCTCGGTGTTGGTGATGCGCAGGCGCTCGATATTGTCGTGCGCGCGGATCGCAGCCTTTGCCGCACCGTTCGGGCTGACCAGCGTGCCCAGCAGGCTTTCGTCGACCTGAATATCTGCCGCGCTGAAACCAATATCGATCAGCGCCGCGCCCGCGACGTATTGCGAACCCTTCGTGCGGAACGTCACCCGATGGTTGCGATTGAAGAAGTTCATCAGCATGATGACCGACCACCAATCGTCAGCCTCCATATCGACATCGAGGCTGTGGTTATTGTTCTGGCTGTTTACGATGCGGATTTGCTGGCGCGAGCGCCCTTTTCCGACGCTATTGCGAACCGCGCCAGCGTAATTCAATCCGTAATAGCCGCCTACCAGATCGACGGTGCCGTTGATCTCTTCGGCCCAGAACGGGTTATCGGGATAGGTGCCACCATTCGCGCGATGATAGGCAACGATGCCCATCGTCCCGAACGCGGTAGGAGTCACACCGTAAATCTGGACGCAACTCGACGCGCCTGCGTTAGCGGGACTGAATACCCCACCCGCATCGGCATCGACCTTGGCGTCATATGTGCAAGCCGACGTATTGCGCCCGTTGGCATAGGTCGTGCCGAACGTCAGGGCATTGCTAGCCCCGTTGGTGAATTGCCGCCCCACACATCCGGCGTGGACATTGACACCCCCAAGGATTGTCAGGCCGCTTGACAGGCCATCCGCCGCATCGATCATCACATGTTCAAGCGTCAGGTTTTCGGGGTTGTCGTCGAAGGGCAAAGCCCCCGGCGTTGCCGAATAAGTCAGGGGATCGTAATTGCGCCCCGCCTTGCCGGGAAGCCATAGGCCGTGCTTTTCGCCCAATGCCGATGCGCGGCCAAGGTTCAGGCGACCGATGCCGACGTTCCCCCACACCTCTTTGATCGCGAACTTGTGTTTTTCGGGCGCATCAACCACCAACCCGTTGGCAAGCGCGTAATCGAACGCAGCCTGCACAGCGTCGGTGTCGTCGGTGCCCAGGCCAGTCTCTACGCTCGCATCACCGACCGCGCCGAAGTCACGCGGGTCGACCGACCCCTTGCTGGTGTTAATCATCGACGAACCGTCGATCGCGAGCGTCGTGACTTCCGCCACTTCCCCGCCCGCCGCTGGCGTCGCCAAAGTCAGGAACCCGCTGCCAACGGTGTAAAAGATCGTGTTCGACTTCTTGTTGCCGTCGATGAACAGCGCGCCGCCTTCGGTGAAGGACAGCCCGGTTTTTGTCGCGCTCGCAGTCTCTACCGGCACTTCCGAAAAGTCGGCGTACAGCGCAGGGTTGGGAATGATCGTCTGACCGGTAACGAGCGTTTCGCGATAGGTGCGGGGAACGGCGTCTTGCCCATTTTGCCCGCTTGGCCCGGAAAGCAGCGGCACATTCTTGACTCTTTTCAGAAAGTCGCCGGTCGGGGTGCGAAACTCCAGATCATAATTCGCAGGCACGACGTAGAGAGAGAAATTGCCCTCGCTATCAGTCAGTGCGACGTTGGCGACATTTGATACCGACACGATCGGCGTGCTATTCGCGTCCGCATAAATCTGCGCGCGCGCCCCGCCGATAAAATAAACCAGCACTTGATAACCCGGCAGGCTATCGCCGCGCGTGTTCGTTAGCACGTCGAAATAATGGTATAGCGCCATCAGTTGGAGCCCCCCTCGTTGTAATGGATGAGGTCGACTGCGACGATGGCCGTGGCGACAGAGCCCAAGGCATCAGTCACCGTGCAGGTCGCGGTCGCACTGGCGCTGTCCTCGTAAAGAAGCGCGGAAAAGGTAGTTATCGCCGACGCTGGAGCATCAACCCCAACCCGCGCATCGCCCCCGATCGACCATGCATAGGTATAAGGCGCAGTGCCCCCCATCGGCGTGACCTGAATGGTGTTCGACGTGACCCGCGTTGGCTTGAAGGTCTGCTGCACCCCATTCGCGAACGCTGGCGATGCCGTCGCGGTGATGTCGGCTACCACCGGGAAGGCGCGACGAAGCGAGCCGCCCGACATAATGCTGACGACGACAGGGCGCAGCGATCCGTTCACCTTCATCTTGATCGATGAGGCGGTGACGACCGCTCCTGCGGCCTTGGTCTTAATCACCTAGTATTCGATCAGGATGTCGCCGTTCGCCATCGCTGGCGCGGTTCCACCGGATGCCTGGACGAAAACGCGGGCCGAAGTGTTTGCCGGGTCGTTGTGGTGCAGATATGCCCCGCGCGTGTCGCGAGTGATGTTGCCGGTGAAAGCACCCCCACTCACCGGCATGAAACTGCCGTCCGTACTCCCTACGCGGTCGGACAGCTCGCGCATGGACGCGGCAAGGTAGCGATTGACGTTGTTCAATCCCGCTGGCGAACAACCTTCGGACACGTCAATTCCGCCAATGCTGGTATTCGCATCGGGGCTTAGGGAGAACTCGTTTGCGGATGGCATGGGCTACTCCAATGAAAAAGGCCCGCCGAAGCGAGCCTTGCGAGATTTGTGGACTTGAGGATGGTTGAGGCGTAATCTGCGGGCCGTGAACCACTTTTGGACAATCATGGTCGCCGCGATCGGCTTTGGCATCGGCGGTGAATCGCTTCGTCGATACCGGGATTACAAGCAGCGCCGCGCCGATAGCCCCTATGCGGAGCGCAATGCCGGGTTTTGGACTGACCGACGCATCTTGTGGACTGAAGCGGCGATTGTCTTCACGGCTTTAGCCCCGTTGGCTGGCATGGCGGCTCTGTTTACCTTCCCGAATTTCTGGAAAGCCGCGCTAGTAGTCTGGGTTTACGCCGCATTGAGCCTTTTGCTGCTTCGTGGCATGAACCGGGTTCAAGGGCCGTAGGCGACCAGCATTGGCGCGCCGAACAGTCCGCCTAGCCGAGCGTTGTTCATGACCTGCTGGCCCGCTACCCGCATCGCAGGCGTCCGATCGAGCAAGGCCGTATTAAGCGCCGGTTGGAGAGTATCGCTGTAGAGGGGCGCGTTGATCGCGTTGCGCACGCCGCCACGGATGGCTCCGAATAATCCCCGCCCCGCCTCAGTGCGGCCCGCCGTGCCGCTATCAGGAACTTTGGACGGGAGAAGGTTCTGCGCTGCACGCTGAAGGTCGAAATAGGGCCGCTGTGTCGTTGCCGCTGCAATTGGCCCGTTGAATCGCTTGGCATTGGTCGTCGCCGCTTGCCCAAGCTGCGCAGGCGTGAATATCCCATCGGTGTTCTTGGCCTTCCCAACGGCATCCGCAAGAATATTGAGATGACGATATGACCGATCAGCAGCGGTAAGATTAGGCATCACGTCAGGCGCTTGCCGGTCGATCATATCGGTGAACGCGCCACGAACATTGCCCGCTGCGTTATTGGCAGCAGTGCCCATCGCATCGGTGCCAAAGTCGGCATCGCGCAAGCCCTGCAACACGTCCTGCATCTGGGGCCCATCGGCGGTGCCAGCCGACATGACGGGATCGATACGCTCGCGCACATGATAACCAAATTCCGGGCCAGTGCGCGGGATGTTCAAGCCGTTGCGAACCATCCCTGTCACATCATTTTGAAGTTGCGGCTCGGTCAGGTCAAAATTGCGCCCGCTCAGCGCGGCATCATAACCCTCGCGGGTTGCCTGACGAAGCTGCTCGATCCCCTGTTCGGCATAGTTATCGACCGCCGTCTGTGCCGTAGGCGGCACGGCGTCGGCGAAGGCTGCACGGTTCACATCGATAAACGAATTCCGCTGCTGGCCTTTGATCCGGTCGCCGATGCCTGAAAAACCGGACAGCCGATCTTCACGGCCTTTGTACCATTGCGCAAACCGGCCCTCATTGCCCAACGCCGCGCCCGGTGTCATGCGGACGCCTTGACCGCGCAGGTATTGTGCGTCGGGATTAACTACGCCCCGCAAGGTCGCTCCTGCTGCGCGGGTAGCGCCTCGCCCCACCGCACCGCCAACGACGCCTTCTGCCGCACCGCCAAGGAAGCTCCCCCCGGTGCTTTTGCTGTAGACGCCACCATAAAGCGCGTCAGCTACAGGCTGGCGCATTGCCTGCCCAATGGCCCCCGCCGCGCGAAATGGCAGTGCGCCTTCAAGGCCAGCAGCAGTTATCGCCCCGCCTGTGGCCGTGCCGAGGAATGACGATACAGGATTTTCACTCGATACTGCGTCCATTCCGGCGCGCGCGAGGGTTGGGTTATCGGTCAGTTTTGCCGCATTACCGGCGCTTAGAGCGTCGATAGCATTCATCGCATAAGCCCCGCCAGGCGTCTGAGCAGCCGCATTGGTCATTGACCGAGCAGTCCCCATCGGCACCTGTCGCGTTTCTACGGACACTGAATAGCGATCGAGCGGGACAGTTGGGTTCTGGGCACGGAATTTGACCGCCGCCATGACATCCCCGGCCTTTTCGTCGCCAAGCCCCGGCGATACCGAGTTCATGAAGCCGACAATAGCAGCGGGATCGCGGCCCTCTCCGATCATCTTGCGGATTTGCCCGTTCACACCCTTGAGCGCGGGGTCCGCTTCCTCGCGGAATCCGCCTGTCGCCAGCGCGTTCGGCTGGTCGCCCTGCCCGCCCGGCGCGCGCGCAATGCCATAGGCTTCCGCTACCTTCGGATCGCGATAATCCTTGCCATCGGTAAGGGCAGAAACCCTGCGGTAATGACGTTCTACGTTTGCCAGATTCTCTAGTAGCTTGGCTGGCGACTGCTCCTGATCGAGCGCAGCAACGCTATCGCGCAGCAATGCGCCTTCACGCTCGCTAAGAGCGCCAAAACCAGAAGCACCCGTTGCTGACATCGCTTTAAGCTTAGCAAGCGTGTCGATCGTGACTCTCGACGAGACAGTGCCGAGATCGCCCCGCAAATCAACCACGCCCTGCGGTTCCGCCAGCCCCCCGATCAGCGGGACATTCTGAATCTTGGCCCACCGGCCCGCTGAATGTCCTTCGCTAATGCCTTTGCGCGCACGAGCGATAGCGGCCAGCACCTCGTCGTTAGCGAGCGCAGCCATGCCCTTTTGCTGTTCGGGGTTGGCAGTCGATTGCTGTGCGGCGAGATCACGGCGGGATTTCTCTAACGCTACCCGCGCTGCTTCCGCATCAATCCGTGCCTTTTCTGCATCAGCAGCCGCCTTTGGCCCCGCATAAGGGAGGGTAGCCCGATCCGTCTGGGTAGCAATCTGCGACTTTTCTAGATCAGCGGCAGCCTGCGGCCCCTTGTATTGATAATCGGGCGCAGCGGGTGCAACCATCCTGTAACCAGGAATTGGGCTGGCACCCTGCGACGGCTGTACGGGAGCATCATTCGCCCACCAATTGTCTTGCTGCATTAGCTGTTCACCATCTTGAGGTTGCGGGCGATGTAGTCGCGGGTTTCAGCGGGTGCGGCCCTAAGCCAGTTTTCACCATGCGCGCGGAGCGCCTTGTCGAGCTTCCCCGGCCCCCAGTTGTACGCCGCCCACATTTTGGAGAGGTCGCCGCCATAACGCTTTTGCATTGTGGCGCGGTATTCTCGACCGACGCGGGCTAATTCTTCCGGGTGGTTACTGGAGGCAGGATGAATACCGAAGCCCGGATCGCGGGCCGTACCTGGCATGACCTGCATCCGGCCCATCGCGCCTGCTGGCGACGTAACCAGCTTGCCGCCTACGTAATCCCGGTTCTCACTTTCTGAATACGCGGTGATGTTGTCGAGTTTATTGCCCGAGAAACGTCGCACCCCCGGCTGGCGAGGGTGCCCCTCCCTTCACGCGATGCGACCCATCAGGGGCGATGTAAGGCGAACCGGGCGGTAATGCGTCGTAATCGGCGCGGCTGCGCAACGCGGGCGGTTGTGCGCCCGTGTCCTTAATGTAGGTGCCTTGGCCTGGGATCGTGACAGGAGCGCCGATGCCACCGCCGTTTGCTGCATAATTTCTGGCATAGGTTGCACCCAACCCTTTCTCAACGCCATCAAGTGCCTGCATCCGCTCAACGATGTCAGGCGTGTCGGGATTTTGCCGCTTGTAATCCTGTTGAGCGGTCCACGTTGCATAACCCTGCGCCGCCTTGCGCTGCTCGTCGGCAAGCTCCTGCTGACGTTGGCGTTGTGCCTGCATTGCGGGAGCGTAAACGGGGCGACCGCCGCTTGCAGCAATGATACCGTCGCTCAGCCCGCCAAGAATGTCGACGCCCGCTCCCTGTCGCGAGAAAAAGCCGGGTGATTTTTGCGGCAGCGTCGGCAATCCCGATTGGTCAGGCGCAATTGGGAGGTTCATGATTGCAGGATCGACCCCCGGCAGATCGAACATCCCCGGTTTCTTGCGCTGGTCAGCGACTAGCGGCGCTCCGAACAATGCCATATCAGCCCCCCTTATACGCACTGGCAGCGTTGCCAGCCATCTGGGCAAGAACCATCGCGAGCGACGGTGTGCTGCTCGTCTTTTGATTCGTATATTGGCCCAAAAGTCCGCCGATCGACGATCCCATGCCCGCTGCCGCCTGTAGCGGGGCCTGTTGCGTATCCGCGACCGCCTGAAGCGAGGCCAAGGGAATCTCGCCTGCCGCTGTAAGCGATGGGGCCATGCCCGCTGCATTGGCGCGCCGTCCCTGCCAGTTATTGTAGTCGGTGAAGGCGAGATCGGACGCCTGATTGCCAACGTTGCGACTGATAATGTCGGCAAATGCCGAACCCCCGGCCAGCCCGCGTGTGCCGAGCGATGCCGCTGTCTGGTTGCGCGTCTGGTTCGCCGCACGATCCATGACCGACTGCAATTCGGGATTTTGCTCATAGCTGCCATTCAGCGTGCTGGTAACGTAGTCGTTCGCAGCGTTGAGCGTAGGCGTGCCGTTGTTGTATTTATCGATCAGCGAAGGCGCGAGCCCGCCGATTTGGTCGGTGATGGCGCTGATTTTTGGGGCCTGAGAATTATACGCGCCTGTGACCGTGTTAGCAGCACCCTCGATCTGGGGCGCATAGATGGGCTTCGTCTCGGTCTTCGATTTGCTCTTCATGCCGAACTCTCCAGAATAATCAAATCGCCATCCTTTCCGGCGTAATCCCAATGCGGAAACAAGCGCATCCAACCACGCCGTCCGACAATGCGGTACGTGTGAACGTCGGCATGGGCGGGGCATCCCCGCACCGCCACTTCCATCGGGCCGATCCACTGTTTTGCGTCCGCGCCGCCCCCTAAAAGGACTTCGCAGCAATCATCCTCGGTCACTTGCGTCAGGACACACCCTGTATCAGCGGCCCAGATCATTGCGCGGCCATCCGATAGGGCGCGTTCGATGCTCCACCACTCATGCCCGCCGCGCTTTACCGCCGTATCCAACCACCCCCGGAGCTTGTCTGTCAGCAGCGAGGTTGCGTAGATCACCAATGGTCCTGCCATGCAGTGCCATCCCACGTCCGCACCTTGTGCAGCGCGGTATCGTAATAGGTCGCGCCTTCGACGGGATCGGATGGCGCGGCGGATAGGCTGTTGAACACCTGCCCCGCGTCATCAAGTGATTGCATCCCACGGACCCAGCCCGCTAGGTTATTGATCGCGTTGGCCACTTCGCGCGGCCATGAGATTGATTTGCCGTCGACCGGGACAAGTGGAATGCTCATCGTAGCCCCCCGGCATCGTATTCCAGATCAAAGCCTTGGCTATAACCCCACAGCGACCCGGCATCATGCTGCACCGTCACCGCGACATAGCGGCCCCGAGCCCGCACTGGCACGCGCCCGCTCGTCTGCATTCGGACGCCCTGCGCGGTTTCAGCAAGCGCGCCCATCTGCTGACGCGCATCCACCGTGACCCTAACACCCTCGACCGCGTCCGTGATCGGCCATAGCGCCCGTATGCGGCTAACCTGAGCCCCGGTTGGCTCCACCCACCCCATTTCAAGCGTGGCAGGCAGTGTCGGCCCGGAAAACGCCCCTATGCGGTTATCAGGCGTCGCAAGGTACAGTCGCGGATCGCCGCCTTGAAAGCGCGGGTCGTCGAGGCTGTACGGCATCGCATCGAGATCGGGGTAAATCGCCGCAACGCCCTCTAGCGTCTGGCTGGTTTCGTACCCTGAGAAGATCCCCGAAAACCCGACCTCGATCGTCGAGGCACGATCCAGAACCCAATTATAGACCCAGATACGCCCCGGCGAACCGGGGATGCCCCAGAATACAAGGCTGCGCTTAGGATCGACTGCCGCCCATAGCTTCTCGTAATCGTTCGGGCTGATCGTGTCCCGAAATGACTGGTCGAACTTCTCGTTACCGATTGGCCGCAGGGCCTGCCCATCATCGAGCGCCATGAAGCCGCGATCTGACAGAAAGAACACCGTGCGGCCCGCCTGGACGATCGATGCTTTCGAGGCGCACCCCACGTTATTCGTGACCTGCTGAAACGTGAATGGCGCGAGGTTGTCACCCGACAGCGACATCCGCGTCAGTGCGAACCGTTGCAGGATAATCCCGTATTCTCCCCCGGCAAGGCCCTGCACCTCGCCCCCGTCAAGCATGATCTGGAAGCCAGCCTGATCTACGGCATCGGTCCACCCCGTATGATCGTTGAACGCCGACCATTTTACCTTGAGCTTGTTACCGTCAGCCTGCCCAATGACAACTTGGTTGCCGACGACGGCGATTGACGTTCCCGAAGGAGCCCCCGCCAATGCCGTCGCCGTGCCTGCGTTGAGATCGACAACTTTCGTTTCGACCCCGTTGACCCCGATGGCGTAATCACCGAACTGAGCGAAGCGCCAGCGCCCCGTTACCGTCATGCCGGTGATGAGTTGCGACCATATCCCGGACGTGTAGCGTTCGAGCCCTACTGCGGTCCCTGCCAAGAGATACGCCGTGCCGCCCGATGAGATATACGACACGCCGCCCGCGAAATTGGCCTGTAGCGGCTCGCTGATCGATGCGACCGACCTGACCGACCGATAGCCGTCAGCAGCGGGAAGCACATTGACAGCGCGCGTGAGGACATTGCGAGGAAGCTGGTCGGGGAGATATGCGGGAAAGTCGAACCGCTTACGCACGAGCCGAATTGACCTGACGAATGCCGACCGGGACAAGCGGACCCGCGCCCCATCGGGCTTTACGTCCTTCGGCGTTGATGATGTCGATAAGCCCCAGAATCTCTTGCTGACGTTCGGCGCGAGCCTGCCGGTCAACCTCACGTCCTGCGAGGTGATGCAGGATAGCGGCGACGTACAGGCTGGGGTGCTTCGTCAGCAGCCAATTCGCCGGGATAGCCTCGCTCAGCGGGGGAATTTTCTGATAATAGGTGAACGAGATTGACGCCGTCTTTGCCGGGACCACGCGAATTTCACGCCCCTCGATCGAATAGCCATAGGGATAGGCAAACCCGTCACCCATCTCTCCCGCCGTGATGTTGGGCAGTGTCGCCGGGTAATCGCCTAACGTGCGCACGAAGCGAAGCTGGCTATAATCGCTGGGCAACGCCGCGAAGCCGTCCGTCACTGCAAGCGTCGCGCGCGTTTCCATATCTGGCACGCGCAAAAGCGAGTTGAACTCCCCCTCAGCCTTTCGCATTGCGCGGGCAATCACCGCGTCGGAATAGTCCGCGTCGTCCATCATATCGCGAATTTCAGCGATCAGGTCCGAATAGTCCGCGATCGACCCCGCCGCATAGGTGGAGATAGCAATGGCCATGAGCTTACCCCCCCCTGCAAGCGCAGATAATCATGGTCCACAGCGCAAAGCTGATCGGGAATGCGAAAAGCATATTGAGCCGGTTCATCGCGCAAAACTCGACGGGACGAAGACACCGCTGTCACGAATGCGAATGTTGCCCGCCTGATTCCAGTGCAGGCCATCCGCCGATAGCGCGCCGCCACTGACTGCGATCAATCCGCTGTTGCGCGCGCTCTCGATCGCGTCTGCAAAATCGACGACCCGCGACACGCCGGAAATTGACCCGTTCCGCAAGGCCGTGTTGTACGTCACGCGCGCGGCTTCCTGCGCAAACGGCGTCTGATTGGCTGTCGTTGCCCAAGAATCCGTTGATGTCGTGCGCGGGCCGATGGTGCTTTGCACGTAAATCTTGCCGGGGAACAACGCTGCGACACTCGTCACGTCTGCCTGAAGCTGCGCCGCTGTCCTGTTGTTGATAAGGTCGTTGACCGAACCATTGTTGATGACGTGGCTGGTATATTGGGCAAGTGCAGTGCGACGACTATTATTCGTCAGGAACTGCTGCTGCGTTTCGCTGGCAGTGCCCGCATTGATGTAGCCGAAACTGATACCGACCGAGCGCGCGGTTTCACCAAGATCGCCCGTTGCGTCAGCCGTGTCGATGCCGGGGGCCGAAGCACCGCCCTTGTTGCGACTGTCGCCGATAATCGTGAACGATGCCTTGCGGGTCATGGCGACGATCAGGCACGCGCCGAACGTCACCGACGTTGAACCGGTTGCGATCGTCCCGCTCATCGTCCTGTCGGCTAGGCCGGATGCCGCATACTCGATTTGATCGCCGCCTGCCGAAAAGGCGCTGCTACCAAGCGAATTAAGCACGACACCATTTGAATACTGTCCGAAAACGCGCACCCAGAACGTCGCACCAGCCGGGATTGCCACAGCCACAGCGTCCGACAAGGGCGATGTCCCGCCATCCGCGACGACAGGGCTTGTCGCAGATGCAGACCAAGTGACCTGGGTGAACGTGTTCGCGGGGTACTCGACCGAGGCGGCGAACGTGGCTGTCCCGCCCGATCCCGCTTCATTCACGGTGTTGTTAGCAAACCAGTTCGGGAATGCCAGTTGCAGCGTTGTGACATCATCACGCGCAATATGAAAACGTCGACTGTTGATCTGCTTAAACGACGTGTTGAGCAGGCTGGGGATATTTGCCCGAGTCGCAACCTGACCAAGATATAGCGACGCAACATTGTTGACTTGGGCGCTACCCATCGCGCCCACGATCATATCGAAATCGGATGCAGATTGGCGACCGCCCATTGCGCTCACAGACGTAAAACGTGGACCGGGCATAGTTATTTCCAATCATATCATTGCGTCGGCGGGATCGCGAGGATCTGGACCGAGACGCCGGAGGCTGCCCCACCCAGCACGTTGTAGTTGACCAGCGCGGTCAGCAGCGTGATCGTTGAGGGGAGTAATTGAGAGCGAAAGCACTTGCCTGTCGCGCCGGCCATCGTCCGGGTCGAAACCGAACACATGACAGGCTGTGATCCAGCATCGACCGGAATTGTGACGACAACCGGAATAGCGGTTAGCGATGTGGCCCATGTTATCGACCAGTTTCCGCCTGCGTCGGTGACGACTGTTCCCGCGCGGGTAATTCTGGGATGAGTATGGTCTTCGCGCGCATAACGGACCTGCGCGCCTACCTGCCCGCCGATAATCTCGCTAGGCGGCGCAGAAGATGCAGGCTGAGGTATCGTTTCAGCATCTAACCGCGTCAGTGGCGACACCGTTTGCAAGGCCAGAAGCAGCGCAGCAATCACCGGTAGTCCACCGCAATGAACGCTGTCGCGCTCGCTGTCTTGGTAAAACACCCCGTCGATGAGAATACCGCAACGATCCCGGTTCGAAACCAGATCGGTGCCGCTCTGAAGTTCATATCGACGCCCGTCGTTGCGGCGACGGGAATGCAGCGCGCGGGAGCGACTGCCCCATCAGCCGGGGCAGCGGCTGCGTCGAACAACATTAGATAACCAGCCGTTGCGCCGGTTGTGACCGTTATTCCACCCAGATAGCCCGGTGAGACAACCAGCGAGGCAGCGGCGACAGGTGTCGCAGCATTATTGCCCGTCTGCTGGGCGATAGCAGGCGATGCAAAGAGCAATGCCGCGATAATTACGAGAAAGCGCATTTTCGTGCTCCTCAAATAATGAAGTTGCGAACGCGAAAGTGCCGATACTCATCCGAGTTCAGCAGCCGTTTTACGCCGTCTTTGTGGTTCGGGTCCCAATAGCGGACCCCGTGTTTCGTCACCCATTCCATCAGCACGATGTTGGGGATCGATGCGGCGTGCCACATATCTGACCGCTTATCCCAGCCGTCAGATTGGGCTTCCTTGCACGCATCCATGAGGGGGGCCGCGTCCTGCTCATAGCGCAGGTTCCACGTCCCCCCATCATCGTCGCTGCTCGAAAACCACGTTTTCATTCCCGTGTGATCTTCGGACAGCAGGCGCTCCATCTTACTTGGCCTGCTTGCTGTCGCGCAGCGCCTTGGCGACTTCCTTCGTCACCTTGGCCTTGCTGCCCTTGGCCAGCGTGCGACCGTCGCCCAAGTGGACGGGGTTGTCGCTCATGCCCTCGATCTCGGTGTCGCCATCTTCGGGCGTCGACATCGTGACGTTGCCGTCCTTGTCCTTGATCGGCACGACGGTAACGCCCTCGTCGCGCTGTCCGTGCGGGTTGGGATTGGAGTCGGTGGGCGACACCGGATGCTCCACGATCGTTTCCCCCGCGATATAGTCGCCATCGCCGGTTTCCTCGGTCTTGATGCCGAGTGCTGCGGCGGACTTGCCCGCTTCCGAGATATTCGGATAGGTTTCGACCGGATAGACCGGCTCACCCAGCGGATTGGCGGGCGGCAAATCCTTGACGCTGGGGTCGGTATCACCCGACTTGAGCGTTTCAGGAAGGGCCTTGCCCTGTCCGTCGTTAATCATCTTGTCGTCAGTTGCGGCTTTGCGTGCCATGCTCGTCACTCCAAAAAAAGGCCGGGACGCACGATTGCACCCCGGCCCAAAAGCCCCCCGGCTCAGTTGTTTACGTGAGGTCAGCGACCACCGCGCTTGCGCCATCGTTGCGGCACACCAGGGTCTTCTCGGTGTACATCGCATCGCGATCGGCAAGGCCGGTGACAGCCAGCTTGCGCTTCTGCATCGGATCGAGCGTGGCAACCGACCACATATCGGGATCGATAATCAGCGCATCGCGTGCCGAACAGAAACGGTCGGGCACGAACTGAAGTTCACCCACGTCCGACACATAAATGTCAGCCCCAGCGATGATTTTGACCTTCTTATCGCCGGTATCGCGGCGCTGCTGCGCCAGACCCGAGAACGTAGCCGCGATCTGTTTCTGGAGCAGCGACATGATGACGAGGGTCGGTTCCCCGCCCGCATTCCATGCCGACGCGATGGCCGTCTTCAGCAGGGTTTCGGTGAAAGCCCGCTGCGTGCCATTGGTGGCCGCTGCGACGGGATAGCCCGACGTGCCGCCCGACAGGGTCGGATTGACACCGCCCGCGCCGCGCTGTGCGTTGGTACGCATGAACGCGAGCGCAC